CAATTGGTTTTCTTCATGGGAAGCCTGTAGTGCTGCTTGGTATGTGCGGGCCAGGGCGTCGGTCTGAGCCTGTGCCTGGGTGTCGCGCTGGGCCTGCTGGGCCATAGTGGTGATCGTCTCAGCGGATTGCTCGACGGCGGCCTGCAGGTCATCACGCTGGGCGGTTACGTGATCGAGGCGCCAAAACACCAGCGCGGTTACCAGGGCGACCACCAACCATGGCCGCCAGGTCACTGATCGATCCTCCGACCAACCTTGAACTTGAACGTCGGCTCTTGATCGAGCATGGAATTCACGATGCCCTCGATGACCGAGAGTAGGGAAACGACCATCTCAAGCGGCGCCCACTTGGCGAACGCCAGCGGGCAATCGCTATCGACATCACCCAGCCACATCGGGATGCCGTAATAGCTCCCATGGTGCGAGACGCCGAGCTGTCGAGCTTCGGCTTTCGTCGTGAACCCGAGCATCATTCCCCCTTGAGCGCAGCACGCGCCCATTCGAGCCGGGCGTTGCGATCCTCGGCCCCGGTAAACGATCCGTTTATGCGGAGGGTGATCTTCTCGAAACGGCCCTGGTCAGCCAGGTCGTTTAAACCCCGCGACTGCCAGAACCACCCCGCGGTAATTGCTGCCCAGGTCCGTTGCTCCAGCAGTTCCGGTTGCGCTACCAGCGGCAGCGCCAGGGCGCGGGCGGCTTCGGCGTAGTTGTCGTGGCCCGTAATCATGATCAGGCCGCGCCCCCGGTATCGATACCCATCGCCCGTATCCGGTGAGCCGTTGCCCATCCGGTTTGCGTAGACGCGGTTCGCGATGCGCTCAGGCTGGCGTGCGTACTGCTTCGCCTCTGCCGGCGTGAACCGCTTCGGCCAAGTACGGAGCAACAATTCGGCGGAGTAGTTCAGGTTCTCGACCAGACGCTTGAGGCTCTGGCTTTCGTGCCCGACTTGGGCCAGGAACATCGCCTGGCGCTCGACGGTGTTGATCTCAAACCGAGCCATGGAGCCGTTGATGTGGTCGACCCAGAGGCCGGCAGTAGAAGCACCGCAGCCGGTAGCGCGGTCGAGTTGATCGGCAGTGATCTTCATTCGCCAGACCCTCGACGCGGCAGCTTGATCCCAGCGTAACGGTCGGCCAGGTCGCGGATCTTCTCGACGCCCAGGAAGCCGATCCAGCCACCAATGAAGGTGGCCATGCTCTGCGGCACGCCAAAGAACTCGAAGCCGCTGATGATCGTCAGAGCCAGCCCACCACACAGCGCGCCCTCCAAGAGGGCCTGCCGGCGCGTGCCGCCGCCGTAGATGATCCTGGCCATGGCCATGGCCCACGACAGCAGGGAGGCGTAGATGATCGGCGCATGCTGGCTCAGCCAGGCGAGCAGGGCCGCCCAGGTGTCGGGTTTGTCGGGCATCTTCATCGTCTCAGTTCCCCTCGCCGGGGCAGAAATGAAAAAGCCCAGCGCAAGGGCTGGGCAGGGAATGGGTGCAGGTACGGCCTTTCAAGGGGGCCGCGCGCCCCGCAGCGCAATGCGCCACCTGCAGAAACGAAAAAGCCCAGCACGGGGCTGGGCTCTGAAATAGGTGCGGGTGGATAGGGGCCACTACCCCGTGCGCATCCTGCGCTCCACCTGCATTGATCGACTATCGTCCTCGGACAGACTCCAGCATCGATCTCATCTCTTCGATGATCTCTAGGTGCACCGCGTCTGCCACCGCCTCAGCCTCTTCCTCGGAATACAAGAAATCGCTCCTCAGCGTCAGGCCATGCATAACCACAAAACAGGCCTCATGGCCGGCATCGCGTATAGACCAGGGGACTGCGTCCCCCTCGAGCTTCACGACCTTGATATCTGGACTTCTCATAGGACCACCTCTCGGCTTCGAGATGGTCATTATCGCAAGGGTGAAGGCCTTGTGGGTCGGTAACCCGTCACTTTGATGTGGCAGGTGAGACTGCCGTCTACCGAGTTTCTGACCTTCGAATGAAAAAGCCCGGAGCGGGGGCAACCGGGCTTCCCGTCCATCTCGCTGAAAGCCAAGGACGGAAAACATCGAGTCAGACGGGGGCGTGATGATGCCGCGCCAAGCCAATCTACGCAATAAAAAACCCGGCGCCAGGGGCCGGGTTTCGAGTGCGTCACGCTGCGTTCACAGCAATTCACGCTGGGATGAAAACACCCCTTATTCCGCGTGTAAAGCTATTCCTCAAGCGCTCTCGCGGAACCGCTCCAGGGCGCTATCGACCCAGCCCACCGCCAACTTCAGAGTCTCCCTGACCTTCGCCTCGCCGATCTGGTGTTCACGCGCGATGCGCAGGGCCGGCCACTTCGCGCCGTAGTAGAGCCACACGAAATCACCAGCCTGCGGCGCCCTGTCAATGAGTCGAGCAATGACCCGGTCGACGGCCAAGGCCATATCGTCAGTGACGTGGTAGGCCTTGGGGCTCGACATTGGCATGGCTTGGCTCATGATAGCGGCGGCCGGCGACACATACCCGGGAACCCCCATCCCATCCATTCGCCACCACCCCCACTGCTCGAGGAGGTACTCGGTATCGCCCAGCAGCTTGTCCACGTAGGTTCGAGTTCTGCTCATGCCGCCCCCGGACCGTTCAGGCCAAACAGATCGCGCAGCAGCGTTTCCACCGCCGCGCCCTTCGCATTGCCATCCTGCAGCCAGAGCCGGCCATAGTCGTGAAAACCCAGAGTGCCACGGTCACCGTGCCAGTTGGCGATCATGACCAGCAGCGCAGCCAAGGCAGCAGCACCGCCCACCTTGACCTGCGCCAGCTCCTGGCCGGCCACCTTGAGAAACTCCCGCTCCAGCCTGGTCATGACCTTGCGGGGTGCCATCGGTTGTACGTTGCTCATGCGGCCTTCCCCTTTTTCTTGCCGTGTTTGTTGGCGAAGTAGCTACGCCCCATCTCGACCTCCTCTTGGCTCATCTCGCGTGGGCCGGCGAAGTTGACGAATCGTCCGTACATGCCCTGCTGCTGGAGCAGGCACATGCCCGGCGGCGCGTGTCGGCACTTGGTCATCAGGATCTCGGTGATGCCGTTCTGGCCGGCCTCGCTATCCATGTCCCGGTGGACCATCAGGATGCAACTGGCGTCGGCCTCGATCTCCCCCGAGTCGCGCAGGTCGCTCGACTGCGGGCGCTTACCGGGGCGCTTGGTCGAGTCGCGGTTGAGCTGCGCCAGCTCGATGACTGGAACGCCGAGCTCCTTGGCCAGGCGCAACAGCGACTTGTTGGTCTTGCCCACTTCCTCGCTGCGCGTGCGCCCTTTCGCCTCTGGTGGAATCAGGCTCAGGTAGTCAACGACGATACCGGCCAGGCCGTGCTCACGCTTGACACACCGCGCGGTGCTGCGGATCTGGCTGGCGGTCACGTTGGGATCGTCGCAGATGAACAAGGGCGCCCCCTTGGCCTTGGCCACCGCAGATGTGATGCGCGGCCAGTCGTCGTCACCCAACTGCTGCGGATCGTCCAGGCGCTTCAGGTCCACTCCGCCCAGCGAGGCGATTGAGCGCACGCCCAACTCCTCCTCGGGCATTTCCAGGGAGAACACCAGCCACGGCTCCCCCGCCTCGCAGGCGTTGTACTGGGCGATTTGCAGGGCAAGTGTGGTCTTGCCACTGCCGGGAAGGCCGGCGATAACGGTGAGTTTCCGAGGGCGGATGCCGCGCACCAGCTTGTCGAGATCGGCCAGGCCAGTGCCGGGCCACTGAGGCGCGCGGCCGTTGAACTTGTCGTCGATAACGTCGACAGCCTTGAGCATCACCTCGTCGAGCCGCTTGTACTTCGGCGCCTCGTCATCGAGGTCGCGCAGGTCCGCCATCGCCTGCTGCGCTCTGGCGATGATCTCAGGCAACGGTCGGTCATCCGTGGCGGAGGCCTTCACCGACTCGGCCGTGTCGATCAAGCAACGCAGGATGGCCCGCTCCCGGACGTGCCGGACGTACGTCCTCCAGTTCGCCACCGAAGGCACATTGCGGGCAATGTTCCCGGCATAGGGAATGAGCTTCGCGCCGCTGGGCAGCACATCGCGGACCACTCCCACGGTCACCGGATCGACGGGAATCCCTTCCTCGTAGCAATCCTTGATCGCCTGGAACAGCGCGGCGTTATCCTCGAAGTAGAAATCGGCAGCGGTCACGCTGGACAAGGCCTCGTCAACCAGCTCCTGATTCTGCTGGAGCGCGGACTGCAAGATAGCGCCGAGCACGCCGAACTCAGCCTCTTCGCTGTACAGCTCTCGGCTCACTCCAGAACCTCCCGGCGAGCGGAGCCCCAGGTGAAACCAACAGCCTTGCCGCCGTTCTCGCGGAGACGATCCACCGCACGATCACCGATGTACTTGGCGACCTCCTGCGCGCTCATGTTCGAAACCACCACCGTAGGCCGCATCTCCCGATACCGGCGGTCAATCACCTCGTGGAGCAGCCCCAATTCGTACTCGGTACCGCTCTGCGCGCCGAGCTCGTCGATCACCAACAGGTCAAAGCCCGCCAGCTCTTCGAGAGCGTCCCGTTCGGTGTACTTCGCCGCCCGGTTCATCGCCCCCTTAGCCACACGGATTATCTCCGACGCCGAGGTGATCACTGCTTGGGCCTGAAGGTTCCGTACGACGTACTGGACGATTGAGCACGCGAGATGGGTCTTGCCCGTCCCAAGGTTGCCCAGGAGCAAGAGGCAGCGGCCGTCCTGGAAGTACTCCACGAATCGCTCGGCATACTCCCGGCATGCTTCCAGCACCGCCGCCTTCTCCGCCTTGCCGTCGGTGCGGTAAGTCTCGAAAGTGCTGGCCCGGTAGCGAGCGGGGATGCCAGAACCAACCAGCAACTCGTTGATCTTGCGTTGGGTTTTCTCCGCCAGGGCCACCGAAAACTCCTCGCTCCCCGGCTCGCGATTCACCCCATCCCAAACACACCGAGAGCAAGACCAGGTCAAGTAGCTACCATCAAACTGCTCCACCTGGATCGAGTGGTAGTCACCGTGAACCGGGCAGCGAAGAGAAGGGCTTTCTTCGCTCTTGCGGTTGGGTTTTCGCCAGAAGTTAAAAATTTGCTCTGCCATCGTCGCGGTCCTGGTACATGTCGGGGGTGTGTTTGGGGAGGTTGGTGAAGCTCGATGCCGGGCCAGCATCAGGGGCTATCTCGTCTTCCCATCGTCGCCCGTTGAGCCAACTGGCCGGCAGCGGAACGAACTGGCCGTTGTCCTTCAGCCAATCACGCTGTCGGCAGTGCTTCGGAAGCGCCGCCATGATCACAGGGTGCAGAGCAGGGTCGATCTTCCGCCAAGCCTTCTCCGCCTTCGCTCGATCCTTGTGCTTTGGGTAGGCCTGGTAAAACTCCTCGAAACCATCCAGAGGATTGGGCTTGGCCGGCCGTTTCCCAGACTCGGTTTTTCCCTTCCGATCACCCACGTCGTCCGAACCGGTTTCGCCGGTTTGGACATGCTCTTTAGGTTCTTTGGTGGTTCTTTGGTGGTTAAGTGACGGATCGGGTGCAACCGTTGCACCCCGTTGTGTCGTCAGTTGCACCCCGTTACGTCGTGGTTTGCACCCCGTTACGTCGTCATTTGCACCCGGTGCAACCGTTGCACCCCGTTCCATCGAGAGGTCGTACACCATCGGCAGGCGATCCCGGTGCGAGATGTAAGCGGCAGCGATTGCCTGGTTTCCACGGCGAATAACACCAGCCTCCTCGAGGGACCGGAGCTTGTACTGGACAGTCCGCTCGGATAGCCCTGTATCACTGCTCAGCGTGGCGATAGAAGGGAACGCCCCCTTTCCCGCCTCGTTGGCATAGTTCGCCAAGCACAACAGCACATGCCTCATGGCGGCATCGGTAACGACCTGCTGCTCCAGTGCCCAGGTCATGGCCTGAACGCTCATATGTCTAACTCCTCGGTAACGCGCTTCACGAAGTCGTGGTATCCCTCGGCCATGAGGAACCCTTGGTCTTCAAGCGCACCGCGGCATGCCTTGGCGTGGCCGTAGAGCACCCAATGCTCACGCTCGGGCAGGTCGCGGAATTGACGGTAGGACGGCCAGGGCCCGGCGATCACCGGGCGGCCGTTGGGGCCAGTGGTGATCCGGCCCGGTTTCGGTTGTGTGGTCATTCGCCGATCTCCTGCGAAGGTGTGCCGCGCATCTGGAAGCGCTCCCGGCCGGCGCCGAAATCCGGGTGCGTGGCTCGGTGTTGGGTCACGAAAGTGCAGCCGCGCGCGAAGCGCTCGAATACCCTGCTGATCTCGGCCTTTGCCCAGACCGCGAAGGGCCGCGCGTTCAGTTCCTCGTGCTTGCTGCGCACCATGGCGAAGGGGCGCGGGCTGTGCGGCATTTCGCGCACCACCGCGTCGATCACCCTGGGCGGTAGGCCGTACTGCTTTCCGATCCGCTGACGGATAGCGGTGATGCTCTCCATGCCGTTGGGGATCGAGTCGAGCAGCGGGTGCGATCGGTCCATGTCACCGACGGTTTCGGTCAGCGCTGCCACCTGCTGCTCGGTCTGCCGCTGTCTCCGCTCCAGATCGACGGTGAGTTGCACGCTGGCCAGCAATTGCTCGGCGGCGGTCAGTGGCCGGGAAGCCTGCTGTTCCAGTTCCTGCCAGCGATCCACCAGCCGCGCGGTGAACTCCGGGCAGAGCTGGGCGACGACGATGATGCTGTCGCGCTTGCCCTGGTCGCCGGTGAAGACGTACTCCTGAGTGGGGCGGCCAGCGGTGGGCTTTTCCTGCATTGCAGGTAAAGCAATCACCCCGCGCTCGGCCAGCCGCTCAATGGTCACGCGTACATTGTCGTGACGCGACCCAACAAGATCCGCGATCTCGCGGCTGGTCATGGTGGCGGCCTGTCCGCCGAAGGGGGCCAGATCAGTCATGCCGGCACCTCCAGCTCGGTCAGCAGTTGGATCAAGTCTTCGCCAGCCAACCTGGCGATAGTGATAATCAAGAGATGGATCGCATCCACCTGGTCGCCGTTCAGGCGTGGGCCCGGCTCGCAACCTTCGAAAGCCAAGTCTTCGCGGACTGCGGTAGCCAAGTCCTGGATGGCGCCGATATAGCTGTAGAGCTGGTCACCGAGCGCTTTCGCTCCGATGCGGCTAGTCATTGGACACCTCCCCACCCTCCAGGGCCGCACGGACCAGGGCAGTGGCTGTCTCGGCCGCATGAAGAAGTAGGGCTACGCGACGACTAACACTCGGCTCGTCGAGGATGTCGAGGAGCCCGCCTTGAATCGCGTCGAGCAGGCCGACTGCGCTGTCCAGTGCGAGGTCGGCATCAATGTCATCCATCACGCACAGGACATTCGTTTTCTGATCTCCCGTCGAAAGATCGACCGGCGCAGTCGCCCGGAAGCTGATACCCATAGTGGCCCTCATTGCTGAGCCTCCTTCTGCCGGTTGATTCGCTCAGAACAGACCTGTTCGAACTCCGCCAACTGGAAGATGGCACCGCCAACCTCCTCCAAGAACCATCCGAGACGCTCGGCGGTTTCCTGACCGATCTCGCCTTCAGCACTGGTAAGCGCCAGCAGCTTCCCGACTGCGGCGACACCAAGCGCCATGTTCTGAGCCGCATGGCGAGCCGTACCACGATCCAACTTGATGGAGCGGATCTGCTTATCGGTCAGAACTTCATCGGGGACCGGGGAGCACTGATTGCTGAGCAGTGTCGCGAGGTTCATTGCTGGCCCTCCTCACGCAGGGAGTCGAGCGCGGCGTCAACCAAGTCGCCAGCCATCTCTGCAGCAATCTCCAGGGCATACAAGCACGCGTGCTCTTCATCGGAGGTAGTCAGTGCTCCGAGAATGCTGGAAACACTGGAGGTCAGAGCAGTGGCCGCGCTCAGCGCCTCTTCGACCGTAGTGGTCGGATGGATCGCAGCGAACCCTGCGGGCGGAAGCGGAGATACCGGCGCCTTCAGTGCAGACAGCCCGAGCTTGAGCGCGCTCATGCTGCACCGCCTTCGTGTTGCGACACGTTTTCAGCATTTCCGGATTGGGTCGCGACACGCTCCAGTTCGAACAATTCTGCGTCGGCCTGTTTCATATCATCCTCAAGGTTCCCGCCAACGAACTCGGCCTGACCGAGTCCTATCGTGCAGATATCCTTGAGGTAACTACTGCACTGCTCATCTCTACGGACCAGTGCAAGGATGGCGCGCAGCCCCTTGATGGTCTCAACACCGGCCTCGAGGCCATCCAGCAGGTCTGATGCGAGTTGATGAGCAGAGCGCGGGGGTTGCGCGTTTTGGGTTTTCTGTTGCATGATGATTTCGCCCTCTTCAAGGCAAATTGATATTCAGGCAGTCGCGTCAACGACTACCGACTAAGGGCCTCGCGAAAGCGGGGCCTTTTGCTTTCCGGCGTTTGAGTCAGCCGGGCCGCAAAGTGGCGCCAGGACACTCCGTGCTATCGTTTTGTTTCCACACAGAACGGCCACGGAGGCCTGGCATGAACTGGTTGAGAGATGCCTTCAGGCGCTGGAAGGAAAGGCACTGGGACAAGGAATACTTCCCAGAAGACCGGGGCGGAATAACGCCGCTGAGGGCTTTCTGGGAGAAAAGGCGCGCATCAATCATGACGTTTGCGCTCTGGCTGATTGCCCTGATCGCTGGGGCTCTGATCCTCAGCGCCATTGGCCTTGGCTGATTCGACTTCGTGCAGCCGCTTGATGGCTTGATTCAGGAACTCCAGGCGATCCCGGTAGTTGTCCATGCCTCTGGGAAAGTGCACGTAAGGCGCATCTGCATTTGGGTAGAAGCGGTCATCCAGTGCCTTGTTGCGCCCAGCGCTGTAGCCAAACTCATGGCAAAGGAGCGCGATCCCGCCGGCGGCCCCCACTGTCGCGATGATCGGCGTCAGCTCGATGTGGTAGCCGCCGATGGCATGGAGGATCACCCCAGCGGCACAGATAACGGCCACCGCAATCAGTCCAGCCAGAATCACGAAGACGTTTCGGATCATTGCTCCGCCCCCATACTGGATGCCTGAACAGCGGTATCAGCGCACTGCCGGATGTGGGAATCGGACGGCAGAATGGGCTCAAGGTCGGCGGAGCTTGCGGGCTGGCCGAAACCGGCACCAGCATTCGCAACCAGGGCGCTGCGACGGGAAGTGGCGAGATATGTCTTGCGCATGGGCGGCGGCCTCCGAGCCGGTAGATTGGTCGGCGTCAGGCAACTGCCGACAGCGCTTCCCACGGGAAAGCCGGACACAGGTCCTCTTTCTTGAATTTTCCGTCGGTCAGAACCTGAGCCCGCTTCGCGACAAGAGGAGACATCCCGTGCTTTCCCCGGACCCATCCAGACACGGTGCTTTGGTCAACGCCGAGCTTCGCGGCGGTCTCGTCTTGAGTCCCAAAGTGGGCGACGAGCTCTTTGTAGATGGTGGTCATAGCACCCCTCCTTATGGGAATACTCATAAGATAGCTCAGGGGAAAACTCATTTGCAAGGATATGGGAACGCCCCTGATACTTTTCGGATGGAACTCAAAGACCGCATCAAGGCCGCGCGCAAGCACGCCAAACTCACCCAGGCTCAACTGGCTCAGCGAGTCGGCCTGGATCAAACCTCAATTTCCAACCTTGAACAGGGAAAGTCGCAAGGAACGGCATATATTGCTCAGTTGGCCGCCGCTTGCGGCGTAAGTGCACTATGGCTCGCCGCTGGGCATGGAAGCATGAACAACAATGAAGAGGTTCCACCAAGAGCCCCGAGCGAAAAGGACTACGCCCTGATTCCCCAATACACTGCTCGCGGCGAGTGCGGCGATGGATATTTCAACGATCATGTAGAGACCACTGAAGGCCTGGTGTTCAAGCGAGATTGGCTGAAGCGAGTCAACTCCAAACCTGAGAACCTCTTTGTGATCTACGCAGAAGGCGACAGCATGGAGCCCTACATTTTCGAGGGCGATGTCGTGCTCTTCGACGTAGCCAAGATAGAGCCTCAGGATAAGCAGGTGTACGTCATCAGGCGACCGGACGGGGGCATCAGCATCAAGCGCCTGAATCAGCAGCTAACAGGCGCTTGGCTCATTCGAAGCGATAACCCCGACAAAACCGCATATCCAGACGAGATCGCTAGCGAAACGTCGGTTCATGATCTTCCGATCATTGGCCGTGTTATCTGGCGTGGTGGAGGAATCGGTTCCTGAGTCACCGCCAAGCCAGCGAGCCCGCCTAGCGCGGGCTTTTTTTCGCCCTGAGAAAGCATCCATGAGTTTTCTCATAAATAAATATGGGACAACTCATTGACAGAAAATATGAGCAAACTCATACTCACCCTGACAGCACAGCAACAGACCGCAAGCCATCGATCCGGTCAACATGGAGAGACTGCATGACCACCGCCAGCATCACCGCACACGGTTTCACCGGCTTCCTCGGCAAGGGCCTGTCCCTGCGTGAGCTTCAGTGCGTCTTGGGCATCGCTGCGGGTCGCACCAGCAAGGAGCTAGCCCGCGACCTGGGCATGCAGCCGGGCACGGTGGGTAAGCGCGTTCTGGCAGCGACCACCAAACTCGGCGTCACCCGCCGTGCCGCCCTGGTGGCTGAAGCCATGCGCCGCGGGCTTATCTCGCCCGCCGTGATCGCCCTCGCCTTCCTCGTCGCCGGTCAGCCACTGCTCAACGACGACCACATGATGCGCAGCCGTCGGGGTGGGGAGCGTCGGATTGAGTTTCGAGTGGCTGCGCGCCGGGTTGAAACCTGGCTGACCGCATAAGGAGATCGTCATGGACAAGCTCGAAATCGAATACGCCCTAGCCAAGCAGGTTCCTGACATGGCTCGCGGCTTCACCATCGCGACCAGCTATGGCGAGCTTCACGTCGGCGCCGTTGACGCCCCTGTCGTGATGAAGGTGGTCCGCGATCTACTCGAGAGTGAGCTCGAGCGGGCCAAGGTGCACGAGCGGCAGGAGGCCGACCCGGAGCAACCAAGCACCACGCCATACCCGCGCCAGCCCGGCGTATCGATCTTCGACGTGATCACGCGCACGGCCCCTGGCATGCGCGACCGAGAGTAAGGAGAACGAAATGAACCTGATTCCATACGACTTCAACAGCAAGCAGGTGCAAGTACTCGTCGACGAGAATGGCGAGCCGTGGTTCATCGCCATGGAGATCGCCGAAATCCTCGGCTACTCCGACGCCTACGAGATGACCAAGCGCCTCGACGACGACGAAAAGCAAAACCGGCAAATCGCCGGTTTTGGACCTCGCGGCGCTTCGACCATCAACGAGTCTGGGCTGTACTCGGCCATCATCGGCAGTAACAAGCCGGAGGCCAAGCCGTTCAAGCGCTGGGTGACCCACGACGTACTGCCCAGCATCCGCCGCACCGGCAGCTACTCCATCGGCCATCAGCAAGCGCCAGCCCTCACCAGCGATGCATGCCAGATCATCGAATCGATGAGCCGCACGCTGAACCTGGCACCCTCGGCAACGCTCGGCATGTACCAGCGGCTCGGCGCCAAGGTCGGTCACGCCGATCTGCTCCCGGCCTACACGGTGGATAGCCCTGACCAGGACGGCACCAGCCACGTAACCGCAGCCCTCTCCGACCTGCTGCGCTCACATGAAGTCCAGGCATCCGCACGCCAGGTCTACAAGCTCATGGAGGCGGCTGGGCTGGTTGAGCGCCTAAGCCGCCCAAGCAGCAAGGGCAACGGCACGAGGGAGTTCTGGGCGCTGACTGAGAAAGGGCTGGCCTTCGGCAAGAACCTCTCCAACCCGAACAACCAGCGCGAGGTCGCCGTGCACCTGTACGTCGACAGGTTCGAAGCGCTGTTGCAATGCCTGCACGGCGAGACCTTGCAGTAACAGCCTCCCCATAACCCACCCGATTTTGGCAAAGCCACAAATGCCGGCGGGCCCTTGCTCGCCCTGGAGAAGCCATGAAACAAGCACTTAAACGAATCGACCTCGTGGCCAAGCTCGGCCAGGACGGTAGCTCGCTCCAAGCCATGAACGCGCTGCGCGTCATCCGGGAAACGGTAGCGAAACACCTGGCCGGCACCGAGGGTACAGGAGAGATTCCGCTCGAGCGCGCCCTCCTGGCGCTCCGCACCATCGCCGAGTTCCCCTGTCCCGAGCAGGACAACATGCCGGCGGCGAACATGCGGCAGATCGCGCTGGCGGCGCTGAGCGGGGCTGGGGTGAGTACGGAGCCGGGCAACCCTGGCGGCGAACCTGTTTCCGGACCAGGTAATACCGGCGAGCCCCCTGGCCCCGCGCCGAGGCCGGGTGATGACTCCCTTGGCGAAAGCCTTCGAACCCTGGAACGCTGGCTTGATCGAGTGGCAATCGAGGACGGCTATGTCAGCGTGCCGGTGATCGAGGCCGTCGAGGTGGTGGTCACCGAGATGAAGCGCCAGCAACAACCAGTCGATCCGGCCTTCTGCCGCTGCAACCACTGGTTCGCCGGGGACAGCGTCGAAGCGGCCTTCATTCGCCAGCATGGCCAGTGCCAGGACTGCGTCGAGATGGACCAGATGCTGGAGCGGGAAGTGCAGGCCGAGAACGCCAAGCGCTACCTGTGGCTGCGCAACACGGCTCTCTACGCATCGGACCTGGCCCGCGAGGTCAACCGCATGGACAAGAGCGTCGTCAACCTGTTCCCGCGGGGCAAGGACGGCAACCTCCTGGCAGAGGCTGATCTGGACGAGGCCATCGATGCTGCCATGGCGAAGCCGCCGGAAGGCGGTGACGCATGAGCATCACCCTCAAGGGCCATGCCCTCAACCAGCGCCAACTCGACGCTATCACCCCGGTGATGAACGACCTGATTCAGGGTCGGGTTGACCTGGCAAGTTTCGATGATGCCTGCGTCAAAGCCCTGGATAACGCCGGCTGCCCGCTGGGCTATGACACCAGCATGCCCGGTACCGGCAGCACCATCGAGGAGCGGGCCGCCAGATGGCTGAGTGACGGTCAAGTGGGAGCGTCTTCGCGGGCCATCCACGATCACATGCTCGGTCTGCCCATGGAACGCCACCACGCGGCCTATCCCCATGACCCGGACGACCTGAATCGCTGCCTGCTTCTGCTGAACTTGATCCCTGAATGGGCGCCACGCATCCGCGAGATGGCCCAGCACAGCCAGGAGTGGGCCGCACTGGCGAGCAGTTGGGGAAAGCTCACCAACCTTTTCCTGCAAGAAGCTGGGCTGGACTGGCAACGCAGCAGGGGAGCCCCCGAAACCTACGCGGCGATGCGATTCCTACTTGGTGATGCATGAGAAAAGCACTGACCGCTATCGCACTCGTCGCGCTATTTGGCCTGGCCACTGTTGCCGCCGGCGCCGCGCTCCAGCCGTTCAAGACCCTGTTCATCTGGGAGGTATGCCAGTGATGAGAGGCTCCGACATTCCACCACCACCAGGGTATCGCCCTACCCCGCTCGCTACCCTTGGCCAACAGTTGGTCCGCCTGGGCCAGGCGATGCAGAACCCCAACACCAAGCTCGGCGAGTTGACCGAACTGGTCCAGGCCTGCGGCGTCGACCTGCGGATCTGCGACACGAACAAGGAGAGTCGGGCATGAAGGGCGCAACGATGCATCGGCTGATCGACCTCGGCGTCGACAGCAGCCGTAACCTGCGCGTCCGTATAGCAGCCCTCCGGATGTTCATCCGGGCAGTGCATGCCGATCGCGACGCCAGCTTCGCAGAGCATCGCCAGAAGTGGCGACGACTTCTCAAGGGCATGCCGTTCACCGAGCAGGCACTGGAGCGCGAACGGATGGCATATCGGGAGCGAGCCAGAGTTGCGGCGCAAGCCATGGAGGAGTGCGGAGCCTGGCTTATCGGAAACTCAGCAATGATCGAGCAGGCCCTGTCGTTCGACGACCTGTGCGATCTCTTGGGGGTGAATCATGCCCACCGTGCCGAGGCTGCCGAGGTCTGCGCGGGCGACGCCGGAATCGTTGGCGGCCTGCTCTGGATTGGCGGGGAGTTCGAGGACAGCGCAGACCACAAGAGCGGCCGCTCCAACCGAGGGAACACGGGGCCACTTACCGCTGCGGTCCAGAACCTGTTTCAGAAGTTCTTGCTTGAAAACCCGTCGGCCATCCCTGACCCGTTCGCCCTGGGTGGCCCTTTCTACGGCGCCCTGCGGCAGGAGATGGCGCCAGATGGAACGGTGCAGATTCGGCGACCGGCACTCACCGTCCACAGCCTGGACGGATCGACCCGTACGGTTGAGCGAAAGCCGGAGGCGTATTCGGTAGTGGCGAAAGATGGTGGGGGTCGCCATGGCTAGAACTCTGCTTCGCGTGATGAGGGGAGAGTTTGCGTTCTACCTGACCGAAGGGTCGAAGGGAGGCAAGAAAGGTGGGGCGCGCTGGGCCTTATACCGAACCAGCGGGTACGGGAAGATCAAGGACGGATTCGTCTTCGTCAACAGCGGTGACCGCGCCAGGCTGCTGGCAATGACGAACGACGGTGAACGGATGGATGCCTGCCAGGCACTGTTCGACAGTAAGAAACGCCGGGCCTACGTTCGGCGCTGCGAGATTCGCGGCCCATCCGGCCGCTGGGAGGGGCTTGCATTCAAGCCTAGGCCTCAGGAATGCGCTACCTGACTGTTAAAAAATTCGCCAGCGAGTCTGGCTACACCGAAGACGCCGTGCGCTCGAAGATCCGCGACGGAATCTGGCGCCTCGGCGAGATATGGAAAAAAGCACCGGATGGCCGGACGCTTATTGATGTAGAGGGGTATGAAGCATGGGTAGAGATGGGCGGGGAGTCAGGGCAGTCTCTGATTCGAGTATCGAAATCACGTTCATGTATCGCGGCGTCAGGTGCCGGGAGCGCATCTCGCTCAAGCCCACCGCCACTAACCTGAAGCGAGCAGAGCAGCACAAGGCGGCTATCGAACATGCGATCGCCGCCGGTACCTTCGACTACTCGGTGACATTTCCTGGATCTCCGCGCGCCGCCAAGTTTGCGCCTGAGGCGTCACGCGAGACGGTTGCGGGATTCCTTGGCCGATGGCTTGAGTCGAAGCGCAAGCACGTCTCCAGCAGCACCTTCGAGGGCTACAGGAAGATTGTAGAGCTTCGTCTGGTGCCGGCCCTTGGGCCCGTCATGGTGGTCGACCTGAAGCGGAAGGCCGTCAAGGATTGGCTGGACACCCTGAAGGTGAGCAACAAGACGCTCAGCAATATCCAGAGCTGCCTACGCTCGGCCCTCAGTGATGCGATGGAAGAGGAACTGATCGACAGCAACCCCCTCGCCGGCTGGACATACGCAAGGAAGGGAGAGGTCAAGGACGACGACGTGGACCCATTCTCGCCGGAAGAGCAGCAGGCGATTCTGAGTGCCCTCGATGGTCAAGGGCGGAACCTAGTACAGTTCGCATTCTGGACGGGGATGCGTACCAGCGAACTCGTCGGCCTCGAGTGGGGCGATATTGACTGGCTCCGCGGCGAGGTGCGCGTCACCCGCGCCATGACCCAGGCAGCCAAGGGAAAAGCGGAGGTGACGAAGACCACTTCCGGCCGGCGCAGCATCAAGCTGCTCGGCCCTGCGCTGGAAGCCTTGAAGGCGCAAAAGGAATTCACCTACCTGGCCAATCAGGAAGTCTTCCAGAACCCGAGGACGGGCGAGCGATGGGCCGGCGACGGACCGATCCGGAAAACACTCTGGGTTTACGCGCTGAAGAAGGCCGGCGTGCGCTACCGTCGTCCGTACCAGACCCGGCACACCTACGCATCCATGATGCTGTCTGCCGGGGAGCATCCGATGTGGGTAGCCACACAGATGGGGCACAGCGACTGGACCATGATTGCCAGGGTATATGGCAGATGGATGCCTGCCGCAGATGCGTCGGCAGGGGGAAAAGCTGAGCAGATGTGGCAAGGCGACGAGCCTCAATTGACATCCTTGAAGGCTAGCGGATAATCATCGACCGTTTTGATGTCACATGCTATACACACGTTATCCACAGGAAATGACCAAGGAGGTCTTATGCCAAGCTCTATCGATGTGGCGAAGTTTTTCCTCGCCCAATCCAACGAAGAGGCCGGCGACCTTGTGTCCAACCTGAAGCTGCAGAAGCTCGTGTACTACGCTCAGGGCTTCCATCTCGCCGTCTACGATGAGCCTTTGTTCACTGACTCCATCGAAGCATGGACGCACGGTCCTGTCGTGCCGAACGTCTATCACCACTACAAGCAGTTCGGCTCGGGCAGCATCCCAGCGCCCATAGACTTCAATCTGGAAGCGTTCAGCCCCGAGCAAGTAGAACTGCTCAATGAAGTGCAGCAGATCTACGGGCAGTATTCGGCTTGGCGACTGCGCGAGATGACCCACGAAGAAGCCCCCTGGCGGAACAATTATCAGGCAGGGGCGATGAGCCGTGAAATTCCTGCGGACGACATGCGCCAGTTCTTTAAAACCCTTGTGAAGTAAGGGCGTGGCATGGCACGTCTCAGGGATAGAGGCTCTAAAAGCAGTCTATTACTCAAGGAAAGGCCAGCACCTACTGAGAACCCGGAGCTGAAGCCGCCTTTGTTTTCCTTCGAGTTCATGCAGGCGGATTACTGCGTGTCGGAGTGCACGTCTGATGAGAGAAGCCAGGTACTATCCAAGCTTCGCACTCTCAGCCAAATGTCTTGGCAACAGATCAAGCAAGCCCCTCGCCATGGTCTTGGGTTCGAGATTATCGGGCGTCCATCCTTCAAGGCCGCAATTCCAGCCTTCGTTACAGACGACACCAACCTGATCTCATTCCGTGCAATTGGCAAAGCCCCAATGGTCGGGTATCGCGACGGTCGGGTATTTCACATCCTTTGGATCGATAGAGATTTCACCGTATACGATCACGGGTCTTAGCTGTAATGACAGCCTTATGACAGCTTCCAGCCTGGAAGCCGCGTCAAATGGGGGCTAGATGCGGGTTCAAATCCCCCCGGCTCCACCAAACGCAAACGATAAGCCCCTGATTTTCCTAGTGAATTTCAGGGGCTTTTTCTTTGCCCAGTTCCTTGCCTGCTCCTCCAGCGCCGGGCCTTTCCTGTTGCCGGCTCGCCTTGCTGCTCCCTCCCCTACCGTGACCGGCACCCGGCGAGCTTCGCCAGCCCGCCCTTTTGGCTGCGGACGCGTGGAATGATATTTCCCGAATCTGTTAATGAGACCGTTCGATTCCGCCGCCAACAAGGTTCTGGAACGCTGGCAGGAAAACATTCATGGATTCAGGTTCGAAACTCCCCGCCCAAGAAAACGAGCCTCCGAGAAACCGACGCATACTTTTCGTCAAGCACAGAAAAAGAATTTGAGCTAGACACTCACTACTAGGGTAAGCAGGCGTCTTATATCCCTGGAAAGCGAAACCTAAAACAGAGATTCCAAAACACGATAAACCGGCCTCCACAGACGCTCGAAGGACAAGAAAAATGAAAAAGGAACCGAAAGGAGCAAAAAACAGGATAGTCATCGCCAAAGATGAGAAGAACGTTCTGACCTGCACCAGCGAAGGGTTCGAATATACGCCAGACATCGTCAAGAACGTCTACGGGAAGAGCAGCCGACCCGCACTGGAAGACTGGTTCCTGACGGAACTTGATTTCTTTCGCAGGTATTACCCTGGATACGAGATTTTCACCCTCGGCTCCAGTTGTGTCTTCGGCGAAAAGTTCGTGAACTACCTGACCATCTGCGAATTCGACATAGACAGTACCTACGCCTTCGACTGTCTCAAGAAGGCCCTGAGGGAGTCCGACCAGGCCATTCGGCGGAAACTCTCCGCCATGTGGAAATGGGACATGGCCGCCAGGAAGGACTGGAGCATCGTCTTCATGGTCGGGCACATGGACTTCGCCTACTTCCTCCAGCACAGGAAGGAGTTCCAGGGGGATGCCCATAAGCGCTTCATGAGTACATTCACCACGGCGGAGACGAAAATCACCTCTCGCGACTACAAGGTCATGCATGACGGCGCGATCCTGCCCTTCGACGAAACGGCCCTGTCGCCGGAAGACAGGTTCATTTTCGAGAACTATCAAAAGATAAAGTTCGAAACCACGCCACTATGA